TAGAGGGTGTCGAGAAGGCATACCTGCAGGAGGGCGCACACGGCTACGACCACAGAGGTCAAGGCAGCATCGAGGGTGCTGGAGAGGATGACTCTTCCAAGAGACCCAAGATGAACATGGGCGCAGCACCAAGTGGGAACAAGACGGTCATCAAGACCGACGAGTTCATCAGCCGCGACATGGTTACTCAGTCCCAGATAGAGGAGGCTTACTCAGTCTACAAGGCCGCTGCACTAGAGCAGCAGTTCAAGACAGACTTGGGTAACGAGTTCTCCATGAGACTACAGAAGGAAATCAATGCAGAGGAAAACGAGGCCAAGAGGTCCACATTCGATGCACGAGCACCTCTGGAGGACCTGCAGAAGGCAGTTCTCGCACTAAGCGACAGGATTGAGAACATATCCACAGAGCCAAGCGAGACCTTTGCCAAGTCGGCAAGTTCTTCAACGGTGACCATCCCCGAGACTACTGAGATGGCCGCACTATCATGGGACGATGTCCACAGATTGGCGCACTCAGCACTACGAGGTGAGAACTGATGGCACGTAATTATGTACGAACAATACAGGACATGGAGCGATACTACTACGGTGGTACCGCACTGACTGGCTACACATACAGCAGTGGAGACATACTCAAGGCGGACGCACCGCTCATGAGCACCACGGCTGGTACCTATCAGGCAATCTATGGCAGGAAGGTTTGGTCACAACTGAACCAAGAGTTCAACGCGTTCTCGATTCTGCCAAAGAAGCCATGGGAGCGCAGTGGATGGAGAATCATCACCGCCAAGCCGTCATTCACGGTTGGTGGTGGACTGGCTGAGAACGCCACCCTCCCTGACACGACCAAGCCTGACTTCCTACACGTGGCTGCAAAGCCAAAGACCATTGGGCACGCTTTCGACCTAAGCGAAGTTAGCATGTTCCTTTCCGACAAGGATGACGGTCTAGGCGACGTACGCCAAGTGCTGAAGGAAGAGATGGGGAAGCACCACGCTGACCACATCAACAGGATGCTGCTAGTGGATGTCGAGACCCCCGCGGGTAACGACCTCGAGTCACTGGACCGAATAACCTCGGACCCAGATGACATGACAACCGGCACAGGTCACGTGAGCGCAACCACAGACCACGACCTGTACTCCATCACCCGTGATGGAAGTTCAGACTTCCACAGCGCTGAAGTGGATGTCTCGTCTGCTGCTAACACGAACAGGAACCTAAGCCTGAATCAACTGGACGGACTGTTCCAGAAGATTTGGGCCCGTGGTGGTAACCCCAAGGTCATGCTGACTGGGTACGACACCCTAATGCGTGTACAGCAACTATTGCAGAGCCAGCAGAGGTTCATGGAGTCGAAGAGGGTCACCCCCACCTACAACGGTGTGAAGGGTGTTCCCGGTATCGAGGCCGGATTCATTGTGGCTACCTACAACGGTGTCCCACTGATTCCTTCCAAGGACGTAGTGACTGACACGAGCGGAATCTCGAGGATTTACTACTTCGACACAGACTACCTGTGGTTCCAGACTGCTATACCGACCCAGTACTTCGAGTCGGGTATCGAGACCGGCGACCCGTTCGCCATCAACAGACTAGGCCAAGAGGGGCTCTACCGAACCATGGGTGAGGTATGGGACTCTTTCTTCGGTGCAGGAGGTTCAATCCGTGACCTCCAGTGAGGTTTTCGGAGAGATAACAGAGGTGATATGATATGGCCGCAACTACACACAGAGGAATAACCTACACAACGAGCGCGTCTGCTACAATAACAGTAGACCTAGACCTCCCGCTACAAGCGGGAGTGGACCAAGATGACACCACATGGATTTCGGCTTACCCCGGAGCATTGACTGACTTCGCTGCCCGCCAGACTGACGGGACCAACAGGATGCAGCCAAGGCTGGTATGCCTGACACTAGGTGCGTTGGCAGAAGCAGAAACCGTTACACTAAGCGGTGGAGCAAATGTCATCCTATCGTGCCTTGCTCACAGCAAGGATGCAACAGCGAACCTCGCTGTCAGTTTCAGCGGACTAGTACTGACCGCGGACTGCGAGGCGACTGCTGACGGAACTACAAACGATACTGCGAACGCGACTATGTGGCTACTTGTGGCCTGATTGAGGTGACCTGAATGCCAACACTGCTTTGGAGAGGCCCGAAAAGGGCTGTCCGTACTAAGTACGGTTACTACGACAGACACACACCAGTGTATGTCGACCAGACATGGTTGGATGAGCGACGCGGAGCCTTTTCAGGTGAGCATTGGCAGATTGATGACGACTACCCCGGCGTTCTCTTTGTCCAAGACGATGGTGACGGCCTACCAGACGAAGACTGGTTGAAGGCTGACATCAAACTCTGGCTAGAGGGCAATGGGGTGGAAGTCTCATCTCTTCGTACTACGAAGAGGACGATGCTCACCATGGTTGAGGAGGTCCTAGCGGGCGAGGTTACTACTGAGGAGGAATAAGTATGGCAATTAGTTTTGACGACAGACCTATCACAATAGGCAGCATACTGCTACTGACCGGAACATGGGCTAATGGTGACACATCAATAGATGCCTCGGACTACTTGTCTGAGATACTACACTTCGATGTGACTGCTAACAGTGCCACTGAACAGGCGAACCCGACTGGCTACGTGACAACCACGTGCCATTTCACGGAGAACGCGTCTGTTGGTGGCAGGTTCATTATACTGGGCCGACGATGATTGGGGGTAAAGCCCCATGACGGACACTAAGATTTTCCAGTTCACGCCTGAAGAGGCGGTAGAGACTGGCGCTTCTGTTGCCGGTGGCATACAGAAGGTCTTGGATGACTATACCAACGGTAAGGAAGTAGAGGGAGTCACCAGTTACATCATGCTGGGAAACCTCTATGTGGTAGTTGTCACCGCTTGAGGTGACGGCTATGGATGCTGAGGACCTTCGACGCTTGTCCAAACAAGGGTGGAATTACGCAACCGGCGAGAGCGTTCATGTACATGCAGGGTCACATGAGCGCCTCGCTGGCCAAATAAGTGAGCAGAACCTACGCTCACGAAGCATACGAGACGTCATTGACATAGGGAGTGGCACTCGTTGCAAACACTGCGGGATGCTCCATTTCTGCTACTTGGAGCGCTGTGGTGCTTGCAGCAAACCAATGGAATACAATTTAGGCAGAGTGGATGAGAAGGTATGACCGAAGCGCACCTAGCCCCCTTAGAACTCTCTTTCGATGTCATGAAAGCAGGGTTCTTGAGAAATGTGGCACGCAGTGCATTAGGTACACTAGGTAATGCTGGTCGAGCCGTAGATTCTGCAATGGGGGCTGGTGATTGGAGAATGAATGAAGAGGGTCTTGGGAGTCTAGATTATGAGACTCAGGCGGGCCATTCTTATCGTCGGGACCCAGAGGAGGGACCAGTAACACCAGCAGCGGCCCCAAGTTCGGTGAGACCATCTAACCCAATAGGGCCGGGCAATGCTCCTTACGCTCGGGGTTACAAAGAAGCACGGCAATTTAATCCAGAGGAGGGGCCATTACCACCAGCAGCGACCCATCGAGAAGCCTTGGGACGTATCGCAGGTAATATTGGTAGTGCTGCAGGTCGATTTAACACAGCACAGCATGGGACCTTATCGAGTATCAGCCCTCATGAGCCTGCCGAAGAGAACGAGTCTTGGCATCGTCGTGTTAATTTGGGAGGGGACATGGCCCGAAGGATAATCGGAGTGGGTCCTAAGTATGGCGCTGGGGGTGTCGCTAGAGACCCTAACGACCCTCATTACAAGAGGAGTTCAGGACTCGTCGGTGTTGCAGGCAGAGCATTTGATAGAATTAGTCCTTTTGGGGGAGGATTCAAGAACAGGGCAGTAGCCTCAGAAAATGTGGCCGGTGCTAAGTTGAGTCCTAAGTCAGCCCCTCGTTGGATTAGGAATCGCCAAGCGACTAATTTCAAGAACAGGGCTTTCGAGCAAGGCTTGGACCCTGCAGTGTATGAGAGTGAGGTTGGTCAATAATGCCAATAGTGTTCCAGACAGGTGAACGTGAGCCTAGGCCTCTGTTCCCCAACGACCTAGTGTACTCTAGTGCTCAGAAGGTAGCGGACATACTACAGATTCCGCTCCCTGACCCAGTGTACCTAACTGCTGATTCCAACACCAGTGCTACCTCCGCCAAGATATCCCCCGCTGACCAGAGGATAGTCGGTTTCGAGGTGGGTGACAGCGTGGAGATAGCGAGTGATGTTGAGTTGGGGGAGACTGTGGTCCTGACTAGTGTGGCTCGGGATGGCACTGATGTGGTACTGTCTTGGAGTGGTGGGGTAGTAGGGGACTATGACACTGCTGACAATGCAACTATCCAGAACCTCCAGTCCTTCACGAACGGCAAGAGGAGAGGAGTCACTCGAGCCGCTGTGGAGAGAATGATTCTACGCATGCAGGACAGGATAGACAATCTTTGCAACAACTCATGGAGGCCGATGCTACAGACAGCGGAGTACCTCAATTTCGATACCTACAAGCCCTACAGGAGGAGGTATTACACTGACTATGTGGGTACGGTCCCCCTCATGTTCCGCAACGTCCAGCAGATACTAAGGCTGGAGATATGGCAGGGTCAGGAATACAGGGAGGTCGGGTCCGCTGAGGCTCGCCTCAAGATACTGGACAACTCTCTGCTCACTACCAGCGATTACGTGTTCCTATGCCCGGGTAGTGGAGGGGTAGCCTCTCTGCAGGTTGGCACTGGGGCAGGTCAGTGGAGCAACGCCTTCGATGTGACCACGACTGCTCAGGAACTGTCGGACCTCGTCAACAAAGACCTGAGGAAGGGGAAGAGCGGAATAGCCTTCTCACCCTCATTCACACTCCAGACCGCTAATACCAGCACTGGAGTAGAAACAGCCAATGTGCACCATGAATTCATGACTTCCGCGAATGCGGACTACGGAACAGGCCAAATCAAACTCACTAGCATGCATCGTGGGGAAGGCGGGGAGAACTCGACAGTGGCCGTCACTAA